AATGTAATCAGGCAAAGGATAAGTCTTAAGCGTTGGTCTGTAATCTTTGCAGTAGTAAAGTTGTAAACCTTTTCTTCTGTCTGGGTTAAAAGCGTTAAATTCTAATATCTGCTCTTTTTTATCAGCCCAATTATTTGAGTAAAAAAATTTAGAATTATCTACCGAACTACGAACTTTTGAAAAGTCAACGTGAAAAATCTTAGCAATCTTTTGACCGCCTCTATCCCAAATAATCTGAAGAGCATAACCTCCGTACAATCTCTTATCTAATGCTAATTTTTTAAAGATGTCGTTTAGACTTTCAAATTGATTTGGCTTTGACAAAAGTTGTTGAGCCTTTATCATTGAATCCAAGTTCTCGTCTTTACGAACCTTTAAACCTTTGCCGTAAGTCCACTTTTGTTTTGCGGTTAAGATAGCGTTATGCTTTGCTGAACGATTAAATAAATCACATAAGTATTGAGGATAGTTATTATCCTCGCCATAGTTAACGTATTCGTTTCTTCTATCTTTAGTAAACAAAGGAATCTGGTACGAACTCAAAGGTTCGGCACTAAATCCAATGCGTTGACTTGTACTATAATCAGCCATAAATTATCACTTTATTATCTTGTTCGAGTTCTATTGTATCGTCTTGAGTAAAATTGTATAGGACTTTCCCTGTTTCAACTAATGCACCTGTAAGTTCTAAGTTTAAATTAGTAGGACTTGCTTGTTGATAGACGTTGTAAGTCCAATAACCATTATCGTTTAGGTAAATTTGCCCATTAAGCAAGTTAATAGCGTTTTTTGCAACCAATTGGATAACGAATAAGTTATATCTATCTTTGAAATTTGATGTATCAGAGGCAATAAAAACCACTTCCTCAAGTGAAGTAGCATTGATAAACTGAAATAAATAATTAGGATTGCTTATTGTAGTGCTTTCTTTTAGCGTTAAAGCTACATTATTGTTCCCAAAATTAAGGTTAATCATATCATTAAATATAAATAAGTGGGTTGATAGTAAAAAAGCCACTTAGATTTTACTCCAAGTGGCTCTTTTAACAACTAAAATATGAAAAAACAACTAAACTCCGATTGTAATTGCACTTATCGAGGTCAATTGTTGCGCTGGGCTGGCTTCATTACCTACTAATGTAAGTGTTTGTCCATTGAAATCTCCCATTGCCGAACCTGATAAATGACTTCCTGCCGTAACTTCACATCCATAAACTTGTCCAAGTAACCAATAAGTTCCGTCTTTCTTTTCGATTACAACTAAAGGTTTAGTTTGTGCAATCGCTTGAAACTTATTTCTACTTGTTTGACTCATCTTAGGGAAGTTACCTACTACCGTTTGTTGGTAGAAGATTGTTCCATTGGCAGGATTAGATTGAATTGCCTCTTCAAATGAATCAGCACCTTGCGGCATTAATTCGTATTTGTAAAAGGTAACTCCAGACACCAAACTTACTCCACCACTTACGCTTGAGGTAATTGTTGAACCACTTACGCCTGTCGCTAAGTAAATGTTTTTAAGACCACCGACTGCATCCTTGCAATCGATGGTAAATCCTGATGTTATTGCGCAAGGCATATTTTACTAAGCTAAAGTGAATTTAACAATCTCGTTTGGTAAAGCAATCTGAACACCCGCTTTAAATTCTACGTTCCAACGTACTTCCATTGCTTCAACTGCATAGAACATTTCCCACTTGTACTCCTCGTCTGCGATGTCGCAACCAAAGAATAAGTTAGAAGTTCTCATAGCGATGATTCTGTTAGTTCCGTTCAAACCATTTACACCTACTACGGTTAAGTTAGTTCCCGGTATAACGATTTCAAAACTACCATTGCTTGCATCAGTATTGTAGTGAAACAAGTTAGCGTTTGTTAACGCCATTTGATAGGCTCTGAATGTGTTCATTCCTACGAAGATTCTTAAGTCTTCTTTACCTAATAACTCAACAGGAATGGCTCTGTAAATACCTTGCATAATTGCGATGGCATTTGAAGGAGTAATTCCACCTGATACGCTATAAGGTGCGCCTGTCATAAATCCTGATACGTTAGCTTCGATAACTCCACTTGCTGCATCAATGATTTTTAAAGCACCATCAAATTTGTTTAAGTTTCCGTTACCAGATAAAGTGTTACCTTGCCAAAAAGCAGTTTCTAATTGCTCTGCGATTAAACCTGTCTTCAAAGTAGCATATTGCTCTTCGAAAGGAACGGTCTTAGGATTTGAACCCGAAGGTAATAACAACTGAAGATACTTTGTTTCAAGGTCTTTAGGGCATAATGCCTCTTGAACTTTAATAGGAGCAACGGTCATAGTTCTGTTTGAGAAAACAGTAGTACCACTTGCATTCCATCCGCAAGATGCTCCCGCTTGAAATACTGCATCAGTATCCATCACGTTTACTTGCATTGTAGATTTCACGTTTGGCATCTTAGTTGCCAACTGAATAGATTTAGCTGTGAATAATGATTGAATCATTAGTTCACGCTCGTTTGGTTTGGTGTAGGCTAATAAGCCTGTTACATTAAATGCCATAATTTTTTTATTTTTTGTTTAAAATTTTTGATACTTGTTCGATTGAATTAAATAAGTCAAGTTTCTTCTTATCCTTATTCTCTGGCTCAATCACTTCCACTTCTTCTGGTTCTCCGCTGATTTTTTCTACAACTTCGAACATTAATTTAAGACTTGTTCTCAAGGTGTCGTTCTCTGCTTTTAATGCTTCAAACTTAGCAACTAAAGTCTTAGCGGTACTATCTGCTTCAATAGCTGAAAGTCTTACCTCGATGCTCTTAACATCTTCTACTTTTGCAAAGTTCTCAATCTCGATTTCAGTTTCTCCCTCGTCTTCTGCTTCTTCTTCTTTAGTCTTAACCTCAGTAATTAGTCCGTCTTGAGATACAATCACTCTGCCATCTTCAAGTTCGTGAGTTCCGTCTGGTGCAGGAGTTACGCCTTCTTCTGAAATCACATACAAAGGTGAACCCATTGCAAGTTCTCCTTCCCATTTAACTATGGTAACGCCATCACTTAGTTTGGCTTCATCCATCTTTACCTCAACTTTTTCTTCTTCGAAAAGAATCTTCTTTAAAGCAGGTAGGTTTTTTTTGATTAGGTCTTTTAATTCCATAATGTATAATATTTATATTTTTTTAATTAGTAATTAATTCAAGTAAAGCCTCGATAATTTCATCGTCTTGCGACTTGCTATGCTTAAAGATTCCCTCGACCGAAAATCCTTTAAATTCGCCTGTCTTTATGAAGTCTTGCCAAATTTCTTCGTTCTCAACTTTGCAAGAAATCCACCAAGTTCCGTCAGGTACTTTATCATAACCTTTCGGAGTCATTATTCCACGTTCAGAATTGATAATAAAAGACTCTATCAAGTAAACTCCTTCTGCTATCTCGGAACTATGCGACTTGTTAAAGTTCTTTGTATAGTCGTGCTTAAAGAATCTCTCAACTATTTTCTCAATAGTTTCTGGTTTAAAGAATACGTTATAAAGTGAGCCATCTTCACGCTTCCTAAGGATAGGAATGTTTGGAATCATTGCCGCACCACTTATGATTTTCTTTTCCTTATCTGCTTTGAACGCAAACTTAGATTCTTTATCTATGCTTTTTAATTTTCTTGATGCCCATTCAACTCCTGCATCTCCTCCCCAAGCTAACCACATCAATCTTCCGCATCCATCTCCTAATTCTTTTTGTGAGTTCTGTCTATGGCGTTCAAATGCTGCCATTCTTGCGATGGTATCTCTACTTATTGGTTCGCCTTTTGCCAATTGATTTGCTCTTGCTTTACCGACTTCCGTTCCGCAATCACCCCATCCATTCTCCTCTGCATATCTCAAAGCAATTTTAGCGTTCTCTTTTGCTTGTTCTGGATAGTCTGAATAACTATCAACATCGTTAAAGGCTTGCCACTCTAATTCGATTGCAGGACTTTTAACCAAAGCAATAAAATCTACTCCGCTCTCTTCGTTATCGTCTATTGTCAATTCAAACAATGGTAAATTCATAATCTTAAATATAAATTATTGAGTTTTAGTATTATTGAATGGTCGCTTTAGTCTTGATGCTATTTACCTTCTCTTGAGCGTTCGTGATGTCTGATTCAGTTACAAATACTCTTACCTTGCCGCCTTCGTTAGTAGTCCGTATTGGCTCTTCGTTACCTAACCGAGTGAAGGAAGATGAAGGTCTGATAACAGGAGGAAGACTTGGAGTTCCACCGCCACTTCCACCACCACCATTATTTCCAGGAACTCTAACCGCTAAGATATTTTTAACCGCTGCAAGTCCCGCTACTCCTGTAGCTATTGATTGGGCTATTGCATAACCAGGAATTGGAACTCCAGAAAATGCTGCTAATGTTTTAGCTATTGCAGTATAGGTTGAAATAGTAGCTGATGCAACTGCTAACGCTTTACCTGCTGCCGTATCTCTGCCCGCCATCTCTGATGCTGAATTTAATATTTGACTATAAGCATCTAATGTGGCTATCTTGGCATTAGCCTCTGCCTCTGCTATTTTTTTTCTCGCATCCGCTGCACCTTGTTCTATGTTCGTCCTTCGGTCTTCAATGCTTTTTATTTCTGCAAGTTTTTGTTCCCTTGTTAATCTTTCGTCTTCTGCAATGGCTTTTAAATCTTCTAAATCCTGCGCACGTTGTTCACGCTCTGATTCATTTAAAGATTTTGTTCTTTCTCTATCGTTTTGCTCTTGCTTCTTTTCTTTTTCTCTTAGTTCTTTAGCCCGCTCTTCGTTGTCTTTGTCGAAGATTTCTTTTTTCTTTTTTGCTTCCTCTTCTGCCTTTAGCGCATCCTCTTTTTTCTTTTGTAAGTCGGCTATTGCTTTCTCTTCTTTAGCTTTTCTCTTTTCATCTATGACTGCGCTTGCGTTATTTATCTTTTCTCTCTTCTCCTCCAAGTTACCTAAGGCTTGCACTCTCTTAGTGTAGTTTTCTTGAAGTGCCTTAAGTTCATCATCTGCCGCATCATTTACGTTATTTAAACTTTCAATAGTTGCACCTTTTTGAATAGCTAAGATTTGTTGATAAGTTGCCCCTGCCGCTTTTGCTTTCTGAACTAAGATTGCAGTTTCCTCCCTCTGGTTTTTCTTTAAGTCTTCGATTTGAAGGTTCTGAAGTCTTGTTGCTTCTTTGATTAATTCATTTGCCTCCTTCTCGCTGATAGATTTGTTCTTAGCTTGCTTTAATAACTTGTCAATTTGAGCCTCATATTGGGCTTGCTTTAAATTAAATGCGCTAAGATTGTCCTCATAATCTCGTAACATCTTAGAGGCTTGCTCTGCTGCTGCGGCTTGTTCTCCTATTGCCTTTGTGCTGAAACCTAAACCTTGAGTAAAGTTATAAACCGCAGTTTGTAAGCCTCTAAAAGCACCTCCTAACATTGCAAATTTATCAGTAATCAAATCAGTTAATGGAGCGAAGTCTT